GCTATCCGTCAGGAGCTAAAGGAACTAGGTGTACAACCAACATCTTTTGGTGCACCCTTCCATTATCACTGGAAGTTCTAGTGGACGGTAAACGTTTCAAACATGCTTTGAAGCAGGGGTATAGGAGTGGTCTAGAGATAAAAGTCAAGGACTATTTGAGAGAACGGAAGGTACGTTTTAAGTACGAGTCTCTCAAGATAGAATGGGAAGACTTGATGTACCGCACCTATACTCCTGACTTTATATTGCATAACGGCTTAATCATAGAGACAAAAGGAAGGTTTACTACAGACGATAGGAGAAAGCATGTAGCTATAAAAAAACAACACCCTGACCTAGACATACGTTTTGTGTTCGAGAACAGTAGACGTAAGTTAAGTAAGGGTGCAAAGACTACGTATGCTTTATGGTGTGATAGAAATAATTTCTTGTATGCAGATAGGGTTATTCCAGAGGAATGGTTGAAGGAAAAAGGTAAAGACAGTCATCCAGAACTTGTAGAGTTTCCTTACGAAAAGATAAAAAGGAGATGACATGGAAGAAGAACAAACCTTTATTAACTTTGACCCTAACGATTTCATAATACGTATATCACCTGTTATGGAGGACGGTGAATGGAATGGAGACATTACTGTAGGTCAGGTTACAACGGATTTAAATAATTTATCTGATACTGAATATACACACCTTAGTATCTTGACAGACATGCTAGTATCTGCTATTCCTTTAATGGAATTAGATAATGAGTTTAGGCAGAAGCTTTACAAACTAGCAATGGAACAGTTCGGTGATGACAGTACTAAGCCAGTTATAACTGAACGAAAAGGTAACGTAGTAAAAGTAAATTTTAAATAGAAGGAGAACACGAATGGCAGAGACAATAAGTTTAACAGATGGTGAACGTACAATCACACTGGACGATCCTGTAAATAGTCCAAAGCATTACAACCAAGCAGGTATCGAATGTATCAATGCCATTCGTGCTGCTACTGACGAAGGGTTTGAGTATTATCTACAGGGTAACATTATGAAGTACCTATGGAGATACAAGTACAAGAATGGCTTGGAAGACCTACACAAGGCTCAGTGGTATTTGAATAAACTAATAGAGGTGGTTGATGATAGTTAAAGTATTTCTTACATTAGAGATTGACGAAGAAGAATATCACGTTCCTGTGGACGGTTTCATTGACCCAGAAATAGAGGACGCATTAAACGATTTCATTCACGATGTGGATGGTATCAAGATTAGAAACATGAAAATAATTACACAGGAGTAGACATGGACAACTATTTACCAACAGACTATCAGTCATTTATACATACCTCTCGTTATGCTAGATGGCTAGAGAAAGAACAGAGACGAGAGAGTTGGAGTGAAACAGTAGAACGTTATATGGATAATGTTGTACGTAAGATTGCAGGTGACGATAGTTATATAAATCAAATACGTGATGCCATACTTAGCTTAGATGTTATGCCTAGTATGAGAGCTATGATGACCGCAGGTGCAGCAGCAGACCGTGATAACATTTGTATGTACAACTGCTCATATCTTCACGTAGATCATCCCCACGCCTTTGATGAAGCAATGTTCATACTCTTGTGTGGAACTGGTGTTGGCTTCAGTGTCGAGAGACAGTTTATCTCTAAACTTCCAGAGATACCACAACTGTTCGACAGTGATACTACCATTGTGGTAAAGGACAGTAAGGAAGGGTGGGCTAAGTCTTATCGTCAACTACTTGCACTTCTATGGGCAGGGGAAATACCTAAATGGGATGTAACTAAAGTACGTCCTGCAGGTTCTCGACTAAAAACATTCGGTGGTAGAGCCAGTGGACCTGCACCATTAGTTGATCTGTTTAACTTTACTGTACAGACATTTAAAAATGCACAAGGACGCAGACTTAGTTCACTAGAATGTCACGATATAATGTGTTTCATTGGACAGATAGTTGTTGTTGGTGGTGTTAGACGCAGTGCCATGATTAGTTTGTCTAACCTCAGTGATGATCGTATGAGACATGCTAAGTCAGGACAGTGGTGGAACGAAGCTGCACACAGGGCGTTAGCTAATAACAGTGTGTCGTATACAGAAAAGCCAGATTCAGAAACGTTTATGCGTGAGTGGTTGGCATTAGTAGAAAGTAAATCAGGTGAGAGGGGGATATTTAATCGTGAAGCATCTAAGAAACAAGCTGCAAAATATGGTAGGCGTGATCCAGAACATGACTTTGGCACTAATCCGTGTTCCGAAATCATATTACGATCAGGTCAAGTGTGCAATCTTACAGAGGTGGTTGTCCGTGCATCTGACAATCTGGAAGATTTGGAACGTAAAGTACGACTGGCTACAATTCTTGGAACTATACAGTCTACATACACCAAGTTCCCATATCTGCGAAAGGTGTGGCAACGAAATACAGAAGAAGAACGACTGCTCGGTGTGTCTCTCACAGGGGTAATGGATAACCCATTAATGACCACAAAAAATAAAGGATTGGATAAGACACTTGAACACTTACGTAAGGTTGCAGTTACTACCAATGCTTTGTGGGCTGACCGTCTTGGCATTAATCATAGCACAGCTATTTCTTGCAACAAACCTAGTGGAACTGTATCACAACTCGTGGACTCAGCCAGTGGGATACATGCACGTCATAACGACTATTACATTAGAACCGTTAGAGGAGATAACAATGACCCTCTTACAACCATGATGAAGGATCAAGGTATACCTGCTGAACCATGTGTGTTTAATCCTGAGACTACTACAGTGTTTAGCTTTCCAATGAAAGCACCACACAAAGCTGTTACTCGTAATGATATGACAGCAGTTGAGCAGCTAGAGACATGGCTGATGTATCAACGGCATTGGTGTGAGCATAAACCTAGCGTGACCTGTACGGTACGTGATGATGAGTGGCTAGAGGTAGGTGCATTTGTATATAAACATTTTGATGAGATGTCAGGTGTGTCATTTCTACCACACTCTGATCATACTTATCAGCAAGCACCATATCAGGATTGCACTAAGGAAGAATATCAGGCATTACTAAAGCAGATGCCAAAGGCTATTGATTGGTCTGTGTTATCTGAGTATGAAAAAGAGGACAGCACTAAGTCAAGTCAAACATTTGCTTGCACTGGTGATGTCTGTGAAGTTGTAGACATTGGAGCATAAAGGAGTTTAAATGATAAAACATCCGTTTAGTAGAACGTGGTACAATAAGTATGACAAAGTTGCCAAAGACACTCTCGTAAATTACTTACGAGGTGTCGGACATGAGGTGGGTGAAGTAAAGGAAGATTACAATGTAGACGTTGTGTCAACTAAAAAAGACTACACCTACTTCAATGAGGCAGAAGTAAAGAAAGCATGGAAAGGTGATTGGCCTAGTCACTGGGCTGAGATACGAATACCAGAACGTAAGAAACGTTTGGTAGAGAAGTACAAACAAAAGAATGGTGTGCTTAACTTCTATGTGTTTCGTTCTGATCTAAAGCAAGTCTTTCGTATCAAAGACACCTCATTAACAGAGGATCGTTTGAAAGAAGCACATGGACGTAACATCAGTGCAGGTGAAAAGTTCTTTCACGTCCCATACAAAGAAGCTGAATTAATCAACATAGCATAAGGAGAAAATATAATGGAATCAATTATATACGGAATTTGTATTGCAATATGTGGCTTTGTTATTGGTTATATAAATGGATACAATAAAGGAAGTAAGGATATGAAAAATATCTACAACGATGTATATGGATATAAGGAGTACACATGAAGCAGCTTACTAGAAAACAACGTGGCCTTGGCAAATATGATGCACCGTTAAAGTTTCAACACGAGAAAGGTTACAACGATTTTAAACATGGGCGTGTGTTTAATCCATTCCACAAGGATACTATGCAGCATCGGGAATGGCTACGTGGGTTTAACAAAGCCTACTTTGAGCAACTTAAAAGGGTAAAGGCATATGAACTTAAAGCAAGAAGCAGAGCAGTTTCTGAAGGAGAAGTACGACATGGTTGACTTTAATTCGTATCAAAGGTCAGCCGTTACTACAGCAATATATCCTGATCAACATAAGATTACCTATCCTGCATTGGGTATGGCAGGTGAGGCAGGTGAGGTAGCCAACAAGGTAAAGAAACTTATTCGTGATGGACCTGAGAAACGACCTGACACATGGCGAGAGGACATAGCCAGTGAGATAGGTGATGTACTGTGGTACTGTGCTGCACTGGCTGATGATCTTAATCTAACGTTGGGCATGATAGCTTCACAGAATTTAGCCAAGCTACAAAAACGTAAAGATAAAGGTACTATTGGTGGAAGTGGTGACAATAGGTAAAAAAAGAGGGGGCGATTTGCCCCCTTTATTTATTTGAATATTTTTTCTTTTTCTCTCATTATCTGTGCACCTGCAGTTCCATATAATAGAAGTGCTTCCAAATCCGATGGCTCTGCAGGATTAGCATGATATCCCTCTTCTCTATAAAATCTACTGATTGCTTCTTCTTGATCATTCCTACTTAGTTTTCTAAACTTAATCTGGTTTCTATTATATTCAGATGTTTGTCCCTCCACTAAATCTTTAATGTTAGATTTTAAACTATTAGAGGCTGATCTAATTAATCTATTTACTGTTCTGTTTACATATGTGTCTTCTTTCTCAGCAAATTTCTCTGGATTTTTATTATATTCTTTTCTCAACATTTCTTCTTGTATCATTATAACATCTAGATACTCAGGCAATCTTTCACGAATAAATGCATTTTCCATATTTTTAACTGATGGAACTCTAGAATTACTACCTAATTCCCAAGGTTGAAATCCTTTACTTATTATATAGTTCTCATACATATTTGGTTTACCTTTAAAGTTAAGACCAAATAAAAGTTTACCCACTGGGGCGGTACGTTTTTTATTCTTAAATATATCTTCTTTTATTTTATATTTTTCAGACTCCGTAGATGGTGCAAATATTGTATCAAATCCACGTGCTTTAATCGGGTGTTGTACTGAGTTTACAAATGTATCCCAAAAAGTTAAATTTGGGTCTGCTTTAGTTTCTCTACGATCAAGCCCACGATAACCCATAGCACGTTGTGCATCTATTATTTGAGCAGCAGGTACTAACCAAGTAGAAAAATAATTACCAAGTGCATCGCCTAAAAGTTTTGCAGCATCCTCTCTACCTCTTAAATCGTTTACTTCTATTATACCTGCAACTTCTTCAAACAAAGAATTGCCTACACCTGATCTAAAGTTTATACCTAAAAAAGTATCTCTAGCTTCTTTCATGTCGAGCCAGTCTGTCATAGTTCCGTTTATAGAACGTTTTACAAATTCCCCTACCCAAAGAAATTGACGTAATGGATACTGTGGTGTTACATCTATATTAGTTACATCATCTGCCCCAATATCTTTATAATTTTCTGGAGATGTAGGTTCAGTTCTGTATTGATATGCTGCAATAGCACCTGCAACACCCATCATGTTACGTGTTATACGTTGACGATCTTTGTCCGTAATTTTAGCAAAGTCTTTTGGTAAATTTTTATTCATCAGGCTGTATATTTTTTTACCTGCAGGAATAGATGCACCAAGTGATAATTGACCCATCAGTTCTAAACTGTTAAACATAAAACGAGGAAAAGGAATTACTGTAGTTAAACCATTTCTAGTTATAAAACTAGTCATTTCTCTAAATACCTTAACATCAGGTTGTTTGGCATAAGTCATATCTAATGCACGATCTACTGAACGTGTTATCAATTCATCAAAAGATGGTGATCCTTTTTTTATTATAGAGGGATCATTGTTTAATAGACTACGTATCTTACCCTCTCCAAGAGTATCAAATAAATCTATATCATATTCTCTTTTTACTAAACGTTCAAGCTCACCTAAAAATGCACCACGCCTAACCATAAATTCTTGTAATCTGTTTGGTGTGTTTAATACATCAACAAAAGTTTCACCTGCACTAAGAACAGTATCTACTGCACCACCACTACCTTTACCCATAGAACGTTGTATTTCATTTATGTTATCAAACATACGTGAAAATTCTTCTGACAGTTCTGGACGTTTAAGTATATAATCTGTAAATTGTTTAGTTCTTACAGGTTCAGCAAACATATATTTTAAGTGTCTGAAACTATCTTGCCAGTGAGCACCAGTTACAAATGTTTTTGTAAATGCGGTAGCACCTGAGACTGCACCTTTTTTTTCATACTGCTTAGACATGTTATATAAAGCAGTGTCCATTATATTACCTAATGCTTCAGCAGGTGCTCTCATACCTGCGGAAGAAAGGTTACGTGCAGCAGTAGCTACTTGAGAAACTAAACCACCACGTCTCATATTCTCAACACGTAATGCTATCTTATGTATATTTTTTTGTGCCTCTAAGGTTGCTTTTGTTGCACGTTCTCTTGCACGGCTAATTGGTTTAGCCTTGGCTATTTGAGAAAATCTATTAAGTACCCTACCTGCATCTGATCCTGATCCAAGAACAGCTAATACATAGTCATCAAAAGATAGGTTATACTTTACTAATGAGTTTATAAGAGTATCGTTTTCTAATATATCTTTTTCTACTGTCAGTTTAAATAAATTTTCACTGACTGTTAAATCATTATCCCATTTGTCAGGAGCAGCTTTCCTTAAATCAGATGCAATAGCAACTAATGAATCTAGTTTTTCTGGAACAACAATAGGACTTACAAATTTATCTGCTTCTGTTACTGCTATTTCAGCATTAATATCTGCCTCTTCTAAACCATCAATACGTTTACCACGTTCAGATAGAGTACCTCTTGCTACTTCAGATAATTGATTTTGTTGTTCGTCATATAGTTCTTCTGCTACTTGTCTTCCTGCATTTTGTGCTTTGGTTAAATTTAATGTTTTTGTACCATCCTCTGCTACATCTGAAACAGTATAACCTGTATTAGACTCAAACTCATCTATAAATCCTTCATATATATCTTTGTTTTTTAATGCTTCATTTCTTGCTTGTTCTTTTGCAAGTGTTGCTACCTCTGTCTCTGCCTCCATTAATGTAGTTGCGGATAATTTTTTACCGTTAGATAACATACTACGTTTTAAAGGTTTGGTTGCTGCTTTAGTTAATAGTATGCCTTCCCCTATAGTAAGTGCACCTAAACCTATATTTAAAGCAGCACCATACATATCTCCTTCAGAAATACTTTTACGTGTATCTTTTACAATATCTGGTAAATCTGCAAATGCAATAGCTGTTCCTAAAAATGGAGAGAACTCTGCTCCTGTTAAAGTATATGCAATTACATCTAGATCATACCCATCGTTTAACATTTTCTGTCCAATGGCACGTCTAAGTGGATTACCGTCTTCTGTAATTATATATTGAAGTTCGTCTTTATATGCTGTAAGTTTTTCAACAAATGTATTTGCACCATCAGGTTTAGAATAATTAATTAAAGCTTCTTCAAAAGCAGGAATTGCATACCCTGCATTTAAGGCAGTTAAATTTTTAATATCTGTTTCTACCTCAAGTCGATAGGGATCATCAGGATCAATTTCTTCTAATAATTTTTTTAATCTTATTACCTCTGCATTTTCACCTGTTCTTTGTATTTCAATAGACTTTAACTGCTGTTGATAATTTTCTTCATCTAATTGTTTAAGCTTTTCATACTTTCTGTCATACGCATTTTGAAAAGCAGTTTCTATCCTGTGATCATATTCTGAAGTATTATCGTTATCTGCTGCACCTTCTGTTGTTTGATTTAACTCTTCAAGAGCTAAGATACCACCTAAATTAGCAGGTGTCTGTAACATAGGTGTTACCATTGGTATCTCTACCTCCTCTTCATCATCTTCTTCATTGTTTAAAGTTTGAGGATTAGTGGGAAATACAGGATCAAGTTGAAGTTGTTTTAATATTTCTTCTTGGTTCATTATCCAATAACACCATATTTAGTAATTAATGCAAATGCTGTTTGACCTTCTTCATTTACTTCTGTAGCAGGGTCATCTTTACGAGTATACTGTACAACCATTCCAGAACGATATGCACCCATTTGCATACCTCTAGTTACATCTTCATACGATCTAGGTTGACCAGTTTCTTCTAATATAAATTCTTGATCACTTTCAGGTTGAATAAATGTAACGCCTTTATTTTCTGGCTTTGATTCAAAGTCTTTTTTAGCTTCATAATATTCTAGAGCAACATTTCTTTTGTATCCTTTAATTGCAGCATTGTTTGCCTTTTGTCTAATATTTATTAAACCTGGTAATAAATTTCTTGGATCATCTACTTTAGGATTGTCAAGTAAAGTTTCTCTCATACCAGTTATAGCTTCATTCATAAAATAATAAGCTTCTGGCTCATTGCCTTCTACTATTTGAGAAAATCTACCTTCTGCATCCATAGTAGCTAATTCTGTTCCTTGAAATTGAGCATCTACTATACTATTAAGTAAAGCTTCGTGCGTTGTTATACTAAAAGAATCTATAGCATCTCCTGCGCCTGATACTTCTTTAGTTTTCTTTTTCCATTTTTCATATTCTGCATACGTATTATCAAGTAATCTTTGATACTCAGCTTTTGTATCTCCTGTAGATGTTTGAACTCCATGATTTAATTTTATAATTTCTGCTTCCCAAGTGCTTTTTGCTTTTTCAATTTTAACAGGCAACGGTTTAAAACTACCTATAAATGTAGTATCTGTAGGCTCTAACATTGCATCTGTTTGATCCACAACGGAACCTGTTACGGCATCTGTAGCTTCAACAGGTTCTGCTGTAATTTCTGCTTTAACATGTGGCATCTCAAACATTTCGGAAGGAACTAAGTTATTATCTAAATAATAATTTCCACGTTCTGTTGCTAGTTGGACAGCACCGTTACCTTTAGACATAATATATTCTACTTGATCGGGTCTATACATTAAAGCCAACATTGATGCTGCTCTTTCTGCATCTTTTTTTGCTTTATCTTCTGCTCTTTTGGTTTCAATTTTTGCAAGCTCTGCCTGTTTCTTTGCAAATGTACCAAGCTGAAACTCTTGTTCTTTTTCAAGACGTTCCTCATACAATCTTTCTCGTTCACGTGTTTCTATTACCTCAGAAAGTTGTTCTGCTGCACCACCTAAAAAGGACATAAAATTAAAAGCCATTGTTTATTTCCTCGCCATTAAACCTACAGGTAATTCTTCTTGTTCTGCTATAGCATTATCTTCTGGTTCTATTACTGGATCATCTACAGTAATATTTTCTTTTTCTGCTACTTTCATTTTTTCTTTTACTTTCATCATAGCAATGGCAATGTGAGAGTCTTTAATTTTGTCAGGGTCAACTTCTTCTTTTTCAAAACCTGTATTATACTCAACACCTGCTGCATCACCTACGTATGAAAGCATCTCAACTATTACAGGAGTTACTAATATGCCTACATCAATTGTATGTTTACCCTGCATAACTGCACCTAACTGTAAAGAGTTAGCAAGTGTAGTTAATGGTACACCTAATTCCATAACATCTGTTATGTCTTCTTTAAAGTTTGGACTCATAATACGTTCAGCATAAAAGTTCATTGCTTCATCCACTGTCGTGTATTGTGGTGGATGCTGCCAAGGTGTACTACCTAGCTCTTCGGTTAATCCTTGCCCTGCTACTGGGGCATTAAACATTGTCTCTTCAAACACTGACATTTTTAAGTTTCTTTCTCTCTGTAATAATTTGGTTCATAGCATCAAGCACAATATCGTAAGGTTCACTGCCTTTACTTTCTTCATTTGCTTGTTGCATGTTACGTTGTAACAGTCCTGTCTTTTTTACAGGTTCTGGTTTTTTGATATCTTTTTTACGTACATCAGAAAGTGCTTTACTATACATATTTTTTGCAGGATTAGTAATCATATTTACCTCTTATTAAAATGGCAACA